ATCATACTTTACGTGTTCATCCCATGCATTACAAATATATTCTCGCACAACAGCAAGAATCTTATCGGAATAGATCTTGTCACGCAAGTAAAACGTTGCGATGTCCATCCCTTTAGTTGACATACCCATAACACTTCTAGTATCCTTGATATCGTCTGATGCGATTGTTTTGGTTGCAATAACTCCTGTTTTCATATGGCTAAATTATATTTCGGTTTTAATTAAAAAAACTTTTTCTTAAGGGATAAATAATAACATGACCAAGGAATGTTCCAAGTGTAAAGTTGAAAAGGAAGTATCATGTTTTGATAAATGTAAAAATGTTAAAAGTGGATTATATCCATCTTGTAAAGATTGTAGAAAGGAATATAGGTTACAAAATCTTTTATTAATAAAGGATAAAAATAAAGTGTATTACGAAAGTGTAAAATCCACAGATGAATTTAAATCTAAATCTAGAAATTACTATTTAAAAAATAGAATTAAAAAGATCAACTATTCAAAGGAGTATTTTAAATCCAATAAAGAACATGTAATTAAAAGACAAAATACATGGGTAAAAAATAAAATGGAGCGTGATCCAACCTTTAAATTAACACAACGTATTAGACGTATTATTCGAAGAACACTTGAACGAAAAAATTCAAGAAGTATTGATTACATAGGTGTCTCTAACTATGAAGAATTTTTCAAATTATTAACCGATAAATGTGATAATAAAAATTGGTCAGATGAGAAATATCATTTAGATCATATTTGGCAAGTTCACTGGTTTGAAGATGCTTTACATAAAAACCCAGAACACGTTTCCAGAATTATACACAATCATAAAAATCTAAGACCAATATCACCATCTGAAAATTTCAATAGATCCAAATCTGATTTTACTGCTCTTAATAAAGAGGATTTTTATATTTATGAACAGTATCTAAATTCTGATATATGTAAAGAAATTAAGCAATACTTTATAAAGGAGAATAACTAATTTTGTTTCTTGTTCGCAAACTCAATTCCTTATCGGAATCTCCAAACTTATCAAGCCATTCTTTTAAAATTTCGTTTTGTTGTTCTATGTAACCCATCATACGTTTCATATCGCTAATTGATGGTTTATGATTGGCTAAGAATTCAGAAAGTCCCACGGTTTTTCCTTCATGGGGTGCTTCATGCTCATCTTCCCAATGGGGGGTAATTTTGTATTCTGTAAATGGAGTATACTTATAAAGTCTATGCCAATGAGTATGACACATATGATGTTGGCTATGTTCACCAACAATTTCACCATTGCGTTCAATCCTATAGTTAGTAACATTCGCAGATGTCATATTAACGCTTTCCAATAATTCTATTGTAAAGATTGGTAATCGCCACCTTAATCATCCACAGTATTGTTTTTATCGTATTCATGGTTGAATTGTAATTCGGTTTTAATTAATAATCATCCGCACTATTATAATGACTTCCATACTCGATATGATTCTCCAATCTTTCATCCAAGTCTTTAAACTTTTCATCAATATACAGTTTAAGTAATTGCGTTAATATATTGATTGGATATCCACTTGTAATTGAAGATTCTATAAGATCATTTAAACTTTTTTCTATATCACTCATAATGATTAAGTGAGTGGGATTCGAACCCACAATGAACGATATGCACCGTTTCGAAAAACTAATCAACTAAAGAAGATCGATCCTCTATAGTTGAGAAATATTTTTCTCTCAAATCCTCCGCGAAAGGATTTAACCGCTAACCTATATTTGGACTTCACTCAAATTAAAGGGAATATAATAGTAGAGACTGGCATAGGGTGTTTCTCAATCTTGATTGACAGTCATCTAAACCCACCTAAAGATTACTTCTATTATATTCCCAAGGGGAAACCGTATGATATCGAATCATAAAAAAAGCACTCTGCCCTTATCAGTGTCATAGCTTCGGTTTCCGATTCAATCACTTACAGAGAAGTGATTCGACTATTGCGCATTTCACAGGTCAAGTCTCTTGTATCGACATTAACCCATTCACCAATATACTGATTCTTACGAATAAGAACCTTGCTTTGTCCACCCAAAATATGGAATGAACCATCCGGTCTGCGAACCATACTTATATTGAAAACCTTTGGGCTTTTCATTTGATCACGATTTCTTAACCATTGTTTGTTTCTCTTGTTTGTATTCATATTACTTTATTCTTTCTTTGTTTTCGTTTAGATATCCTTCATCAATTAACAACTGGTCAACAGACTCTAAGAAATCTTCAACTCTCAAATCGTAGAGTATTTCATCCACTTCTTCGATCATCTTAGCAAACTCTTTGTCATAGTCAATGGGGGGATATTCAAATTCCAGCGATTTCAAATGTTCCTCCAATTTTAGTCTTCTTTGTCGTATCTTGCCTACTCGGACTTGGTATTCTTCTTCTGTCATAAGATATTAGATACCTTAATTAGTACCCTTATCATGGTGGTCAATCAATTCAACTGTTTTCGTTGACATTAATTCTTGAATTTCTTCAAATGACCAAATTTTTCCATAGTCAATTCCAGTATCCAAGGCTTTGGCCAAAGGATATTCCGGTCTTCTCAATGGATCGTTTAAATGAGAATGTCCCGACAGATGCCAAGAAAACCTATGGCATCCATTCCATATTCTCAATGGAAAATGGTTTAGAACCAAACGTTGTTTACCTACTTGGATTTCCAAGTGATTTCCAACGAATGTGACGTTACCCATTTTTAGGGGATAAACTTCAATATCGTTTCTCCCAAATTGGTTTAATACTTCTTGTTTGTAGAGTCTATAGGTGTTTGAACAATGATTACCCCACAATTTATAAATGTTTTTACAATTAATTCTAGATAACCAGTTTAAACATTGTTCATCTGTTGCATTAAGAAACATATCTCCTAAAAACCAGATATAATCCGTTTCACCCACAGTATTGTTTATTTTTTCCAATAAGCATTCTGTAAAATCCTGTGCATTTAAATATCCCCTAGATTTCCAAATCGGAACCTCCCATTTAGGATCGTGGTATACATGCCAATCACTTGTAAAAAAGTGTTTGTGTCTAGTATCCCAAGGAAATTTTAATATTCTATTCATAATTTGATTCGTGAATGACTAAATAATAGTATGGTTAATAGTGAAAGTGCAGTTAAAAGATGGAAAGACCACCCAAAGATTGATGGTTACAATGTAGACCATAATTTGTTTTTGTCAAGTGTTGATCCATACGTTTCTTATATTTTAGGATTCTTATGGGCGGATGGAAATATTCAAACTAGGTCAATCAATTTAGAACTTAAAAAAGAGGATATTATAGATATTAAACCAATTTTTGATAAAGTTGGCAAGTGGGGTTATTATGAAAGACAGAGAATGAAAAATGGTGAACCATTTGGTAATATTCAAGCAAAATTATCAACTTCAAATAAACTATTAGTAAATTTTTTAGTTAGTATGGATTATACAAATAGATCGGTTGGTCCATCTAAAATATTAGACCATATACCTTTACAATATCATCATAATTTTTGGCACGGATTTTTTGATGGGGATGGATGTCTTTATATCGAAAACAAAAAAGGTGGAACTATAACTTTACAATTTTGGTCAACTATTGATCAGGATTGGACCCCTTTAATAAATTACTTACATGGTGATAACTATAAAATATGGAAATATGAAAGATTAAAAGAAAATGGAAATATCCATAAATCTTCCTGCTTTGGTGTTAAGAATACTTTACATATAAAATCCTTTTTAGATAAATTTTATCAGTGTGAGATCACTGGTTTAACTAGAAAATATGAAAAATATAAAATATTAACAGATAGAATTATCAATAGTCCTAAAAAATATCCATCCACTGGAACTAGATTTTATCAATAGTCTCAGTATTTGATATATTTTTTAAATATTCTACGATTTCTTCGATTGAAGACAGTCTATCAGCCTCTTCTTCATTGTCAAGAATCAAAAGAATAGGTGTTGATTTAACCTTATATTTTTTATAAAGTTCTTTATCCACTTTCTCTTCATCCTGAAGAGAAACATAATCGTATTCGATTTTCTCCCTATCAAGTCTCTTTGCTAACATGAAGTCAACTCCCCAACACTTGTTAAGAAATAGTATGTGTTTCATTTTATAATCAATCTAAATAATCATCGCCCCCAAAAAACTCTATGGTTAGAATAACCATCGACATGAATAGTATCACTGGCGATACTAGTATACAAATACTACCAAACAATAAAATTCCGGGAGTAACTAGGATTTTTTCATACCATTCAAAATCATTCCATCTTTCTTTATATTCATTCATGATAGTTTTTCTCCAACCATTTTTGAGATTCTTTTATTATCAGCACGACCATTAACAATTTCCACCACTTTCTTGATAATGGCACCCATATCCTTTTTAGTTGGATTCTCATATTCCTGAATAGCCGACCAAACGATTCCGGCAAGATCACCATCATCAAGTTCAGTTGGAAGGTATTCCTTTAGAATCTCCATTTCAACTTCTTCCTTAGCAACCAGATCAAGTCTCTGACCATCAATAAATTGCTTAATAGAATCTTGTCGTTGACTGAATTGTTTACGAACAATATTAATAATTTCAATATCTGACAATTCAGAATCAACATTACCCTTTTGTAGAGAGGCATTGGTGAATGCTGATTTAAGACCCCTGAGAACATTTAGCTTAGTTTGATTCTTATCTCGCATTGCTTGTTTTAGATCCTCGTCAATTTTAGTTTTCATAATTTATATATCATCTCTAACTTCATAATTAGCAATCACACGTTCAACTTTTAAAGTTGGCTTTTTTGTTTTTTTATTTTTCTCAATAAAATCTAATAGTTCTTGAATGTTAGAAGTTGAAAATTGTGAAGAGTTATGTAAAGAACCCCACCAATATATAGGCGAATTAGATTCGATATCATTAATATCAGCATATTCATATGTCCACCAACCTTTTCTGATAGCATATTTTCCATCACTAAGTTTAATAACTTCCAATTTCATATTAGGATTATACTTCGGTTTTAATTAAACTTAACAGTCTTAACGTAACTAGGATAATTAAAAGTGGTATTTGTATCAACCAGATTGATCTTGGATAGAAAATCCAAAAGTTCCGAACAAGTAAATGGTCCTTTCAAACGTGATTGAATTTGTTTCATGGTCACGGGTCCGTTATTCTTGATATAAGAATATATTTTCTTTTGAACCTCGAAAGGGATACCACTGGAAGCGCAAGCATTCTTAATATCATCCACCGTTAGTTTAACAGGGGAGGGGGTTACAGGAATACCTGTAAGATCATTACTATCATCAAGATCAGTATCAAAAACATCATTCAATTGATATTCACGATAACCTTGGGAATTGAAACTTTTATCGTAGTTACTCAAAAGATCATTGGTATATAGTTCTTCGAATAGACGTTTAACTTCATCATGTTTAATATCCACTTGCATGAATAGTCCATCGAATGATAGCACATATTCACAATTTCTAATTGAAGTGCGAATGTTTGTAGTGATATCGTAAATCGAAAACTTATCGGTTCCGAACTCCTTGATTGCAAGAAGAATTGCTGTTATTAATTGTATTTGTTTCATAATTTTATTTGTTTGTATTGTATTTCGGTTTTAATTATTTCCATTTGTATTCAAGACTTTGTATTGGGCATTTACCAATAATATTAAAAAAGTGGTCTGTTTTACTTTGAGGAATATATAATCGATACCCTTCTTTATTTTCGGTTGAATTACACCACACTATTCCTAAAGTGAGTAAATCCATCATCTAAAAACCAATGTAGTAGAAACACTCCATCAATATCGATATCTTCCGGTATTACCTTTTTGTAGTTATTCCATTCAGGATACCACCTTCAACTCTAAAAGATATTTTATTTTGATTTGATTGCTATTATACACAATAAGTTCATCATTGTGTAGTCCTGTCTTATGTGGTAAAGCCCAGCAAGAATCGTAACCAGAGGGTATTGAATTGATCCCATATGTAGTAGGATAATATGGATTACCCATTTCGAAATTACAGACGAAAAGCCAAGCGTTATTGCCAGATGATTGTCCCCAACGACCTAAGCTATAACCAAGACTTTTAGAACTTGTTTCAGAACCATAAACACCGGAGCCGAATAAAGCCCCCGCAATCGCAGCAGTAGATGGCGGTCTAACATTTAGTCCACTTTTCAAGATCGACAATATGTTCGATTGCGAACTCCCGTGCCACACTTCCTTAACATTCACTGGATTCTTCACGAAGTCAGTATTGTAATCCACAATGTCAACCTCGTAAATATTCACAATTTTGACATTGGTGTAATTATGCATTGCCTTGTTGGTCCTATTATACCAATCCTGAATTCTCTTAATAACTTTTTGATCAGTAACCAGAGACATGTTGAGATTGAATACTTTTTCACCAGCCTTACCATCTTTAACAGTAGTTTTAAGTGCAATATCAACACTGTTTTCAAGAGCATCTAATACATCGGATTCTTTCTTTACAACATCAACAGTTGGAAATATATCCTCATACTGTAATCCACCACCCTTTGGTCTTGGAATGATCTTAAGATAATCATCAATCCTTTGATTGAAATCATCTTGACCGTTCTTCTTGATGTTTTTGAAAAAGTAATCAAGTAGAATACGTGCTTCTGAAATACCATCCTTGGTAACAATACCAAGGGGAGTTTGAAATACACCATTATTGAAGCTAATACTAGTTGAATTAGTAATCTTGTGGACGTTGCTATCTGCAAGTCTCTTAATAAGTGTTTTGAGACTAGTATCAGAAAGATTTATTTGGGATAAGGCAATATCAGAAAGAGAAGTATTGGCAGCGGTAGTTGTATTAACCGCACCTTCCATTAGAACCTTAGCTCGGGAATATCCCTTGCGTTCCTTCTCACGGATTTTCTTTTCAAAGAATGATCTACCCACATTACCAAAATCTTTTGATTGAGGGTTCTTAGCACCGACAACACCAAATTCTGCCACGACTTTACCATCATCATGTAATTCAGCTTGCCAAAACTTGTATGAATTGGCCTTTAGGTCTGAAAAGACGAGCTTTACTTTTTCCACTTCCATATCGTTATTGTATTTCGGTTTTAATTAATGGTCTAGTATATCATGTTTACCGGAGTCATCAAGTCTAGCAGACAGGTTATCCGCAAGATGAAGAATCCATGCTTCCCTAGTAGCGGGAGCAACGGGACTTCCCCATTCTCTCATACCATGATGTGATAGAATGTTATGAACAATGTTATCGTTATTAATATCTGCTTTAAGACGATGAACACTCTTTAATTGAACCATGTGTTTTTCAAATTCAAGAGCAGATCGGGAAATATGATGAATTTGACGAGCATGATTATTGTGTTTACCCCATACTCCATTATCATCTTTTTGATAATCCCAAATCTTACCATAATCATGCCAAATGACGCTGATAAAAACTTCTAGGGAATTCATATCCAATGCTTTATAAGGTTCGACATTATAACATCTATACTGTTCGATTATTGATCGACTTAACATCCAAACTTCATAGGTATGTTTACACAATCCCCCATCACCATAATGGTGATGTTTACCACTACCAGAACCCGACCATTGGTTAAAAAATGGATCGTCTATAACAGGATAAACATAATCAATCACGCCATATGTTTTTGCCTGACTTTCTAACTCTTTTACGAAGTTTATCATATCTTTAATTCTTGTTCAAGTGCCTTACGCAATAATTTATCATCCAATTCCTTACCATCAAGACGAGAAAATGCATAAGGAACCATCCAATCATTACAACGTTCCATTATGTATTGTGCCTGTTCTTTTCGAGTATGCAAAGTCTTGATATATTCCATAGCACCATCAACTATGATCATTTTGGTTTTAACTATAGTATAAGCTTCACATATTTGATCTATGAAATCTTTACACTTAACTGCAATTTCATGATCCATGGTTCGTTCCAAATATTCAAAAAAGTCTTTGGGGGTTGTGAATCTCGGAGAAGTCATAAAAACATCCAATACATTTTTAACGGTTTTTATACCAGTTGCCATAGAGTGAAGTGATCTATACCACTCAGATTTACACTTACGAAGTTTCTGACCATCTTCGGAATATAAAACAACTCCCTCTTTACCATTCCAAAGTTCAACATCGGAAATACATTCCAATATAGAATCGTAATGATATCTTTTGGGTCTATCAAGTCCCCAAGTTTCAGAAATTTTATCCAATTCGGATTGTATAACTAATTTACCAGTTTCATTGTGAATAACTCCAACTAAAGTCAGAGTCGGTTCTGAAACCTCACTAATTACAATTACATTGGTCTTGGTTTGCCACTCAGTCAATATGCTATACTCTGGATTATTATAAATAGCAACCAATAGTTGTGGATACTTTTCCTTTAGAAATTGAATTTCATGTCCATTAGCCATATTTGAAGCATCAAAAGTTCCTCTAGTTCTATGAATCAGAACATCTTTATATATCCCCCAAATGATCAAAGACCCATCTTTTTTTTCAATTACATCAAACGGTCCATCGGGAAATTTATCCAACTCTGGTTGTTCCTCATAGTTGAAGAATTTATCAAATCCTCTACTGATAATATAATTATCCGTCTTTCGAACAATCATAGAACGAAACTTTAAAGTTTCTTCTGTCCATTTACACTTGATACTATCGGGTGTGATAAGAATGCACTCATCCTCCGCAATAATTCCTTCCTTAAAGTTAAATTGTTCTGGATCAGGTAATTTCATAGGGAGATTATACTTCGGTTTTAATTAATTTAAAATTAACATAGAAAAACAAACACGATAAACTTCTATCTCAACTTTAAATCTTTTCTAAGATTATCTTCCTGTCTTTTCAAAATATCCTCTCCGACATTATGAACATTCGGGTTATCGTGTCTCTTTTCAAGAACAACATAGATAACCTTGGCTCCCACTTCATTGGCCTTATCAACATAATACTTATAATCACTAGGTTTGGTGTTGGTGTTGGCAATCACAATATTTTTAACAGCGGGATTCAACAATGCCTGAGTAAACTTATTCATGGATTGCTTATGTGCTTCTCCAAGCTTGGTTGGATTAAAGTTATATTGACCATCCTGTTCAAAGTAGTCATCGGCAGTACAAACAACCTTTGGTTCCGCGATAGTATTAGTAAAAGTCGTCTTACCAGCACCGGAAACACCACGAACGATAATTACCGTCTTATCCTGATTACTGTTGATGTTTTCGTATAGTTTTACAATGTCTTTATTCATTTTAAATAAGTTTTTCTATTTTTCTTAAAATCTTCCGTAGTTACAATCAATCCATCATCAAGAATAATTCTACTATTATCAAAGGATTTTAATAAAGTCTTTGAACAATTTTTAATAGGATAATATTCTATATATAAACGATCATCATCGTGTTCAATGTAATAATAGCTTTCATTTCACTTCAATCATTTTAGGCCAATCTGGAAAGACTGATCCATTTTTCGAATTCGCCACTGTAACATGAAGCCCACGGAAATTCTCACCATCTCTGATACCCAACTTCTTTTTCATTTGATCCAAATCCTTGGAAAAGACCTTCAAGTAATACATAAGGAATCCCTTACGATATCCACCTTCGATTATATGAGGATCGTAAGTAAATTCAACTTTTTTTTTACTGTATTCTAAAGCTTTTTTCCAATTTACTTTAGTATGATGCTTTTCGTTGTAGATGGTCACATGAGCACCATGCATTGGAGTGTTCATTCTTATCCAATAGTGTTTGGATAAGAACCAATAGTATAGTCGAACAAAATCATCAGATACATCAAGAACAATACGTCCCTTATGTGGTTCTACTGAAATTGTCCCCTTTGCTGAAATCATAAGGGAAGTGTAATTCGGTTTTAATTAATTCTTTGGAATTACACCCATACTCCCATAAAATTTCTTACCATTTTCATCCAATCTATCTTTTGAATCTCCCATAAAGGGTTTCACTATATTATTATCATTTAATGGTGGGTATTTTTTATTATTTAATTTAACCACTTTATCACGCTCATTGAGTTTTTCTTCCATGATTACCATCCATAATCTATGGGCTTCCTCTAGTTCTTCTTCAATCCATAAAAATTTACTCAAAGGGTATTCTACCTTTTCGATATTATCACCACTATAACTCCAAAGAATTTTATCAACAGATCTTAATTGTGAAATAAATCTATTTAATGCTCTTTCCATCGGTGTTGATTCTCTACATGCTCCCATAATTTTATTGTAATAAGTTAAGTTTTTCTATTTCTTTTAATATTTGTTCGGATGTTAAATCGTATAAATTATATACTGGCGAATTGTAATGTCTTCCTATCCTTATGCATTGACCAGTCCCTCCAGTAATCCCACCCCCGTCAGTCCAACATATGACAAACTCACTGTCCGGTTCATTTAAACCTTTCCATTGTCTATAATTTCTCACCATAAAGCTTTTGGAAACAGAATTCAACTTACTACCATTAGGATGAAATATGTTAACAGACTCTATAGCCTCTCTATCGTTTCTATTAACTAGCTTATAATCATGTTGTGGATGCATCCTTTGAAAGCCTATATTGAACTCTTTCCAAGGCAACCATATTTGGGCCTTTTCATCATTCACGCCCTTAGCAAACCATTGGTCGCTACCCTCGGCATTACCAGATCTTAAGATATAACCCATATCATTTAAAGATGATGCTATAATCTTCATTTCCTTTCCCACTTTATCGGGAACTGATCGTGATCCAATACCTGCGTAAAATTTCATTCGATTATTAGTTCCATTTTTTCTTCATCAAAACCAACACATTGTTTGTAAGAATATACCTTATAAAATTTACAACCATTTTTATACTTTAGTATGTCGGCATACTCGGTAAATTTAAAATGTTTATATTCATCGGTTATAACATTCAATTTTTCATCATCCAACTTGATATAAGTTGGATGAATTTCGAATTTACTTGTTATTTTAAAATCATTATTTAGAGAAGATATTATATATATTAATCCACCAATACATAATATGGTTATAACAGCACTTAAAAATACTTCCACAGAGTTGGTTGATATAGCAATCAAAATTGGTAATATTACCAATAGTATTATAAATATAATTTCTGTATATGTCATGATTTACTCTTTCTATATGGACTTGGAGTTAATGGGGTGATAGATGATAGTTTTCCATTTTCAACCAACCATACTTCTCCGTTTTTTTGATTCTTCCATTTTTCAAATTCTTCAACATCCCAATTCAGAAGATGCATTAGATACACTTTATTAAATTCGCCATGTGCCACAACAATATTGTTTTCATATGTGGAAGTATTCAGTAACCATTGGTGAAACGTTGCCGCTCTTTTATATACATCACAAAACGATTCACCATTAACTGGTCTATAATAGAAATTAAAGTGTTCTTCCGTTTTCAAACGAGAGGATACAATATCCCTCAAAGATCCCCATTCCCTTTCAATACATAAAGGACTAGGCGTTATATTTTGAACCTTATAGTTCGCATAATCCATACTACAATTAGCTATAATATCAGCAGTTTGGAATGCTCTCTTATAAGTGGAATGAACTAGATTGAAATACGTTGGGTCATCAGACGGATAATCTTTATTTTTTTGAAATCCTTTTAAAATTGAAATTATTTTAAGTCCAGCATTCAAAGCATCCCCTCTTCCCTTTGGGGAAAGTTCAATTTCAGAATCGTGTTTCTCGAAATATTTCGATTTATCAATATTTCCTTCTGATATTCCGTGACGTACTAAAAAAAATCTCATTGTTTAAAATATGCTTTGGTTATAATATCCGAAGTTTTGGACCCGTTTGTTATGGTGTCATATTCGATCACCAACATTGGGTCGCCATCACACCACACCTTACTATCGAATTCAATACCATACTTATAAGAATATGTTAATCGGTATATATCCAGAATAGACATTCCAATTAAATCATTTAGATTCAAGTCGGGCTTAACCCATTCAAAACTTGTCATATTAAAAAATGGTTGATCCCTACCATCATCAAAAGTGTTTGGGTATTCCTCCAACCATACATAAGTAGATGAAGAGTTTAATTCGGTTTTCCTAACAGTATATTCCTGACCGGGGATAAGTTTCTCGGAATCTTCTCTAACATTTATAAACCATGACATTGTAGGTTTTATAAATGTGATCTTTTGACCTACTTCGGGTAAACCGTGTAATATCTTAAATTTATCAAATATTTCTCCCATAATTATAATAGTGGTAAATGGTCAGTCAACCCAAAAAATTTAGAATCTTCCGCTGGACCGATAGCAATACAAGTTTTGGTTTTAACACCATTGAATTCTGTTGCACCGTTATCCTCAACCATATGGGAAATCATTCCTTTGTCAAGTGCGCGTTTATGTAAATCTTCTAATTCCAGTTCAGAATCAACGTAAACACATATTTTACGAAACGAGTTTTCTAACCAATGTTGGATTACATCTTTAACATCCTCATCATAGTCGTTGTTAATAAATTCCGAATGATTAAACGGGGAACCCATAGTCCCCATATATCGTCTAAATATATCTTTAGTTAAAAACGCCATAGACGCATGACACGCTTGAGAAGCATATTTTCCCGTTCTAAGACCTTTAAATTTTCGCATTACTATCACCATTTTTGTATTTTTTTCTTCCTGCATATATTTTAATATCCTTTAAAAATCTTTTAATTACATGTTTACTATATCCAGATTCATTTAAAATTTCTGGAACTATTTTACCATATTTTTTATATAAAAAAATTATAATTTTTTGTGTATCATCGTCAATCTTAACATAATTTGGATTTCCCTCCTTTAGTTTAGACAATGATAAAGAAATGCGTCCATTTTCAGTAAGATCTATCCTTTTACCATTAATTAATTTTCCCTTTCTTGTAATTGACATCTTATTCCTTATGGCAGCAGAATCCTTCCCATATTTTTCATCTAAAGACATTCTTAACCATTTCTGATGTTCTTTATTTTCTTTATGAAATTTTTTAACTCTTTTACTTTGTTGTTGTTTCCATTCTTCAGTATGTATCGACCCAACTGCCCCATCTCCACCTATTGTCATATTATAACCGTTTTTATAAGTATCAAATTTGGATATATACTTAATTTCTTTTTCAATTAAAATATCAATAGATTCTGAACACTCATCTAATACTTCCCATTTAAAATTTTCGATACTATATTTTCTTAATGCCCTATGAAATTTTGTCTGCGATCCACATCGCAATGCTAACGATTTATGATTTGATTTTCTTTTTCCTAGAGAAATGGAAGTAATCCCAACATATTGTTTCCCATTGATTAAATTAGTGCATAAATAAACGATCATACATATATTTATACACAATGACTTGTTTAGTATTCATATACAATTTTCCAAACACCATAATGATGCACCAACATAATCAATGAACCATTGCTTGGAAATCACTTTACCTGATTTTACTTTGATTGCAAGAAAATTAAAATTCAAATCAACACCTTTAGCATCTACTTCTGATCTTGTTTTTACTACGGTTTCAATCATTTCTTTTTGGATTTACATCAGTTATATACGGTGGATTAATGGGAGGGATTGGGGGAACCACTGGAAAATATAATTTATTCAATGGTTGTAATACGTCAGGGATTTCAATTATTTCTTTAGATGAATACAATCCATCTTTATCAGAGTATCCCGATTTAGAAGAATATGCTTCCGCTACAATTTTAGCTTTAGGTATATCTTCCGCTCTATTAAGAAATAGATATAATGCTATTAGAATTTCAAACATTGCGGTTTCTACGGTTTAGTAAAAGGAGTATACCGATACCACCAAGTAGAATTGATCCGGGTTCTGGAATCACATTACATGATGGGGTAATTGTTGAAATGGTTTCAATATTTTGACCATATTTTATGGTGATATTTCCAAACTTAGGACTATTCGGTGATTCAAATGATGCCCAAAAAGTATTTGGTTGTTCATCGGAAATATCATCAAATTTAAATGATGTTGGGGTTTGGTCAACCGATCCAATGGTAATTCCATTTGTTTGGATATTGGAAATAGTAAAATTACTACAAACTGCAAATTCAAAATGACTCAAATCTTGAGTGCTATGTGTGAACTCTTGTTTATTGAATGTATAATGGTATTGATATACTCCATTATACTCATTGACAAGAGCGACAATAGCACCCGAATCATACGAATAATTCAAAAGAACAGACGCATTCGATATTCCAATTAGGGCAAGCCCTGTAATTAAGCTGACTAGTTTAGTTTTCATATAGGGGGTATTATAGTTCGGTTTTAATCAATGTCAATTATATCTTTCACCAACTTCTTCAACTACCCTAATATGGGTAGATAGAAATGTTGGAAGTCCATCAAATCTTGACATATGCACATCTCCCTTAATTTCACATTTGACCACAAATGTTGGAAACCTATAACCACCATCATCTACAAAATTATTAATTAAATCGACATCAATCGCGTCTCTAACACTTAGAAACGTTCCCCATCTACCTACATGATCTTTATCCCAACTGGAAGAATTAGTCCACCCAAACTTTTTAAATTTAGTGATTAGGTGACTAACCAATGAGTCACCGCAATAGGCGGGCTGATCGTGTTTTTTAGCCTTTTTCCAAGTTCCCTTTTGTAGAGGTTCCCCCATCACAGGTGTAACATACTTACCATTTCCTACTTTTTGAACCACCTTGTAAACATACTTCGGGATTTCCTTTTTCGGAATATTTCTTTTTATAATTTTATCACACATATTGTTATTATTTTTCGGTTTTAATCAATGTCAATTAATTTTAATTCGTTTGGGTAACACTCGGTTTCCCATCTTCTCCATTTTGGTCTTACTAAGATATAAGCACCATTAATATTAGTAATAGTTCCAAACTGTCTTTTGAATGGACTTGTTTCACTATCCTGTAAAAGACGAATCCTCACAAGAATCTCTACTTTATCTCCAACTTTAAACGGTTTCATTCTTTGTATCTATATACGAATTTTGGACTCCATCCACCTTGATAAACTCCACAAGGAGGACTCATCATATCACCAGAAACGTCAGAAAACTTGGCTATGGATTGATACCATGTCTTTTGATTGGTTATTTTATCAACCTTATCCTTATGAACAAATAGATGATAACCCCCACGGGTTTCTACTATATCACAATAACCATCAACCATATCTATTATGCTTTGTATATCTATGGTCTTATCATCTATATCAAAAGATATGTATTTTCTAGTTCCTATACTCTTTTGTATTTCGGACATTACTTCTTGATGTGGATTGGAATTCTTACCATTACATTCAAGAACCTTGGCTAATTGCCCTATACTACGCACTGTAGCCTTCCACAAGTCTCTTGGATTGGGGGAAAGGTAAAATGCTAAGGATTCTTGTGGAACCACTTTACCGTCGAACGTGAACGCTCCCACCTTACATTCCAATTGAGCTATTTTATCATAAAGCCTTTCTTTGGTAGATGTAAATCTACGCAATTGTCCCTTGTCACTTTTTATCCACGGGACCGTTGGACAGTATTTCTTTCTCATGAAGAGACAGCAATAAAACTGTTCATTTTCTTGACAATCGGGCAACCACTCTATATATTCTCGAAGTGCCTTTTCATCCATGATTAATTGATATGTTTCAGTCATAATATTTTTTCAAAATTCGATATAACTCTTCCAATGTTCCTTCTTCGAGATACATACTATGAATTTCTTCTGTTCCAGAACATTCATAAGAGCTATACATCATAGCCCCTGTATTATCACTAAACTTATACATAAATAATACAGAATCGCCATTTGGAATTATGTGAGTCGTTCCAAAATAATCATTCTTCACGTTTTCCTCTAATATCTGATTCCAAACTTTTTTCATAATGTTATTATACTTCGGTTTTAATTAATTCGGGATTTTCAAAGATATTACCAATAATTTCGGCAGTATTCCCATGCCAACAAATACAAGAATCTGGATGACAAAAGATTTTCCATCCTCCTAATACAGTTTTACAAATTCCTATTTGATTATTCCCCATCATGTTTTCAATTAGAATATCTCCTTCATAAATTTCTTTATCGTTTTTATCTTTTAACCCTGTATATTGTTGAACTGTGAAATCTCCACCATATCCGGTTTTACCACAATCACATAAAAGAGTTCCATCAGTATGAATACACATATCATCTACAAACTCTTTACATTCGTGATCCCAAACTCTATATTTAATTCTCGTAATCAACTTTCTTCCTCCATGTCTTCTTCATTGTTATCTCTAGCAGCAGACTCTTTAACTAGAAATTGTGGACTCTTGAATTTTAGAGCAATCTTAGTATCACTACTTTCAATTCTAAGAACAACACCCTCATTAATAACTCCGGTATTACAGAACTCGCAAGGTTTATCAAGATATTTTTCCTTCATCTTGGATAAGAAGTTTTCGGACCAATCATTATCCATCGGAATATTATCTGCGAATAAATCCCTAGCTAGTCCATTGTAATAAACAGGAACTAATTGTAATCCATTTCCGTAGCAGAATTCTTCTATTTCATACCACTCCAATTCACGACAAATTCCATCAGATGTAGTGTGGGTCATTCTATAAACTTTAAATTCACAATTGAATCTCTCAACACCGTAATCATACCCCGATTGAATCGTTTTTCCACCGGGAGTATAACCAACAATTTCTCCATATAAAGCGTATCCTTCTGAAATTTTATCCTCTAATTCCTTAGCAATAATACCCCATACATCATCAGTGAATTTACCATCCTTACGATTCTTCAATACACTACGACTTGAGTATACGAATTTATACTCTTTATCGGGAATACTACCACCACATTTGTTCACAATACTCCTTAGAGGATTGAAAGACTTCTTACAAAGAAGATTTGAAAAGATGGCAGACGTTCCATGTAGTTTACTAGACACGGTAATGAAATCATCGGGTTTAAGAATGAATATATTTCTACCAAGATGTTCAGTCTTGTAGTGGAATTTGAATTGACCATCCACAATTTGAGACTTAATACCTTCACTATTTCTATTAAACCACGCATTCACAAAGGTATAAGCACCCCTACGAATGGGTCTTGGTAGAACACCAAGAGTAGAATTCAACCATCTAGGAACTCGACTCTTTTTGACATTTTGTTCACCGGAGTTTGATTCTTTACGAACATACTTCGTAACCAATAAATCATCCCCAACAGTATCAAAGATATCCCCAACACTAAACGCATTTTCTTCAATTCCATAATATTCTGATAATTTTGATACTTTGTAAAGGAATCCCTGACTCGGAATTTCCCTAAGCCTTACAGCCTTGACTCGACTATGTTTTCCAAAAAATCCTTTGGTCTTACCATCGGCATTCAGTTCGGCTTTATCTAACAGATTAGCCCAAGAAAGGAACTTGCGATCTATACAACATTCAACAGGAAAATAGATCAACTTCTCACCCTTATCATACATATCCTTGGCAACAATAACATCGTTACCAAAAACAGTAGCCAATTGCAGCCTTTCCGCATTTGGATGTTCCTTGAGTTCAGGACATGATACTACCGTAGCTAGATAGTTTGGGTCCGCTCCTTCTGATATTTTCAATTTCATTTCGATATTATATTTCGGTTTTAATTAATAATTTTATGATCCATTAATATATACTGTATTGCTTCATATCTACATCTTAAGATTTCATTATAATCTTCTGGATAAAGATCATCTTCTGATATTTTATATTCATAGGCTAATTCCAACCTTTTATCAACGTCCTGTTCGTTTTTGTAAAGATGAATTTCATCTAAAGTTGGACATGGAGATTCGCAAGACATATCTCTTTCGAATTTGTAATCTTTCATAGTTTCTCTATTTCTTGTTCGGTTTTTATTAAAATTTTCTTAGATACTTCTAACATGTTTAATGCGAACTTATCGGGATACTTCTTCACATGAATCTCCCAAAACATAACATAGCCTCTGGCATTCATCAAGCGTTTTTTGTAAATTGCTTGAATTTTATACGGATCATCTTCCATCAGTCTGCGCGAATTGAGTGGACGAAGGGAAATCTCGGAATAAGTTTATCGGGAGTCTTATTAAAATACACCACCGTTGCTTGTTGACCAATATAATGTGTCTTATTTATTAGAAGTTCCTTAAGCCACACTCTATCACCTTTAATATTAGAATTGAACGTATGTCCTAATTCATTTTCAAAGACCATAGCTCCTGCAAGTCCAGCACGATTACCGACCCCTTCTATAATATCAAGAATTTCATACTCTTCATCTTGGAATTCTTTACGCTTGAGAAGATTAGCAGAACGCTTAAATTCATAGGGGGTATCAAGTCGAATCATCTGACCTTCATAACCTTTACTAAGATAAGCGTTATAAACTTTATCAAGTGTTTCCAGATCATCGATTCTATGGGTTGCTACAACTTGAATACAATCGGGAAGATCAAAGTTTTTCTTTAACTCTTTAATCCAATTCTTACGTTGTCTGAAAGTATGTTTATCACTAGCTGTATCATACCAATGAAATTGAACAACCTTAGCAGATTCATCCAAATCTTCATCGGTTGGTTTCGTCTTCTTGACCAATGAAGTGATTTTATTGAAATCATGTTTCAAATCATGATTATACAACTCACCATCCAGAATCAAATCTGGATACTTATCAAAAATCGGTTCTAACGCTTTTAGAATATGAGGAATAGTAACCCAATCCTTACCATTACGAGATTTAGCACCACTTCTAGTAATAACTGCTCTCAATCCGTCAAGTTTTGGTTGAGTATAAACAGGAAATTTTACCTTATCCTTACGGTCTTCCCATTTCTTAGCAAGCATGGGTTCGACATAAAAGCGCATATCAACATCATCAACATTTTCAAAATATCCAGTGTCTTTCTTCTTAGTCCATGCTGCTTGAGCTTCAAACAATGCTTGTTGTTCACGATTTCTCTCATTGGCACGACCTTCATTAGTAGGAATACAAACAGTCCATTCGGTTGTTTGTAATTTACCGTCTTGTTGACCATGGATCATTCTATAAGAGTCTCCTTGAACTTCAACTGTCCAAGTCTGAATAGCACCAGTGGATGTGCGTGAATATAGTGTAGGTAATTGCATATTATTTCTTAAGTTCTGTTCTCAAATAATCAACCACATAGACTCTAGGGGCCAATTTAATTTTAACCCAATCCATATTTTCAGACATACCAATACCCCCCACCCCCACCAGAAGGGGAATCATCATAAATACTACAATTGACACAAATTCTGCCATATCATTTTTTATAAAGAATTTTATAAGTCTATATGACCCATATATAGATACAATAAACAAGAGTCCAAAAAAGATAAACCAAATTAATGATATCCAAAAGTTATAAACTAACAATTCTTGAATGTATAATGGGGGTTTGTTCAATTACAAACTCTGTTCCTGTTTTAAATACGCCATCGGCCCAATTCAACATATCTACTAATTTTGATTCTATTTCTGGTTTCATATCGTTTATTATACTTCGGTTTTAATTAATTCGGGATTTTCGTAAATGTTTCCAATAATTTCTGGTTGGTCATCTTCAAAAAGTTCAACTAGATCAAACACCCTAGCTCCCATAAGATTTACAATAAATTTACCATCTTCAAATTCTACAGCGTCCCATTCATAATGTCCACCTTTAAAAATATCACCCTCATAAATTTCTACACCGTTCTTATCTTTCAGTCCAGTGTATTGCTGAATAACCATATTTTCCTTTTTAAAAACATGACCACCTTGATTCGTAAATGAATGACCATGAAGACCGTAAAAACAAGGAAATCCGTCTTCCGCATCCCCACTTCCAACAAATCCAAATTGAATACTTGGAATATAGAACATTTGACAGGAATCTTTATCCCATACTCTGAATTTAAATTCTCTCATAGTGGTATATATACTGAACTTTGTGCCTTATCTTTAGCTGTCATTTCACCATTATCGATATCATAAATGATAAACTCGACGGGGAACTTTGATTCGATATCCTTAAGGATAGCTTCTACAATGATCCATGAACCACCAGCACGAACAGATGCCATTCCCATAGGGATTCCAATAGTGAATGGTGATTCTAGTTTACATAGTGTATCACAAGCTCTATAGATAGCATCATATAAATAATCATAGCTACAGTTCCTATTGAGAGGATTTCCATCGTTACCTACACCAATCTGACCATATAGGTTAATTACTCCCCTGTTATCTGGTAGGATAGCATAAGAAGAATGTCCCATTCTGTCTGTATCAACTAAATGAAAGTTTTCATCAGCTTCATAAACCTCTGGCCATTTTTGCTTTAGGTAATAAGCGACACCGCTACCCATAACTTTATATGGATTGGCACAATGCATCGCAATATCCCATTCACCTTCCAATAAATCACCTTTTATATATTTCATGACGTAATTGTATTTTGGTTTTAATTAAACAAATTTATCCGTTTTTATAAACGACTCAGTGTGAGTCTCTTTGAGAATCTTATATTCCAATTCAGGATAATGCATTTCCATGTAAAGAGCCAATTCATCTTCATTTTCAGCATTGACGTAGAATATTTTTCCATCATCCATTTCCAATTCATACATATTATGAATGATTGTATCGTAATATATAAATTTATAAACTCTACCAAATGCTACTCGAAATGCATATTCCCAAAACAACAGGAATGTTAAGGCAAACATCCCCCAATTTTTATCGGTTCCAAATATCCATCCCACTCCCCCAAATTTACACATTAAAAATAATCCAATAATGGCCATAAACCACCCAAACCAATCGAATGGTTTATATATTCTTCCTGTTATTTTAGGCACATTCATTCTGTAATTGTTCCTTTCGTTCTTTGATTGTTATTTCAAGCTTATCCAATATTTGAGTTGTATTCGGAGTCTTTCCAAAATTCTCCTTTTTTAGAAGTTTAAAATAGCGTTCCTTAAGACTGATAGAAATCTCGTCTTGTTCAACAAGGGTATCTACATTAATTTTCTTTTTTCGTTTAGCGGCCATATCATTCAAAATCTTCGGGGCTTCCATAAGATGTAAATCCACCGTTCTGTTCATCCTCTTCATGACACCCAAACCAAAAAGCCGCATGTGCAACTTCCTGCATTTTTTCACGAATATCATTTAGTTCCTCGGTAGTATACCCCCAAGTTTCCTTTAGCTCTTGTAATAGTTGGTCAATCATGGTGATATTATATTTCGGTTTTAATTAATTCCAGTGTCTCTATTATATTTGAAGTTATGTTCGAAAGATATTCAACATCCTTTTCAATGGGTTCTTCCCACACAGTAAATGATTTGACCTTTACGTATTGAGTTAGTGGTAAATCGCTTAAGAATTTAACCTTTCCAATCCCTATACGATGCTCTCGATATTGCAAGTCATCCACCAACATATTAAAAGTATCAATAAACATGGGATGTGGTTGATATTTGTATATATCTTCTCTTGCAAAAATTTTAGATTTGGGGTCAAACCCCAAATTCAGTTTAATATTACACCAATAGATATAATCCTGTAGTCCAGTGGTTAATATATAAACATTATCAGGACCAACCAACTGTTTACAAAAAGTAATCAAATCATCTGCCCATGGTCTTTTAAATGTAACATGCCACCCGTATCCATACATTTCAAATTTATCCCCAACAAAGTGTTCGGTGTAATCGTATAATAATTCATCTGCATGTTTTTCACTATCAGCATATAAACTATGTCCCAATGTATTATCAAAATCTAAAAATATACGACTGTTAGTTAAGCCTCCCATGATGATACTATTTCAATTTTAGAATATTTTATATCCAACAATTTACTCCCCCCCGAATAAGATACAGCAGATTGAAGATCCTGTTGAATTTCGATTAATTTTTCTTCATATGTCATTGCTTCCATCTCAATGACTTTTTTGATACCCTCAACGTGTTTATATTCTCCTTTATTATATTGAGAAGCGGACCCATAATAAATTTTATGACCATCTATTATCTCAGCAGGGGAATCTATTAATTTAGAAAACACCCCTCCCGCCATAACCATAGTAGCACCAGCATGAATAGCCTTAACGATATCACCGTGTTCTCTTATACCACCATCTGCTATAATGGGAACCATCCTCAGTATGGAATGATTCTTAAGAGTATAAGATTTTATATCATTTATACAAGAATACATTGGATAAGTGAATCCTGTTTTGTTTTTAGTGGAGCATATTTTACCACTACCTATTCCAACCTTGACCGCATCTACCCCCCACTCTATTAAATCCAAATACCCGGCACTGGTTGCGACATTACCAGCAATAATTTTAGATGTTATATTCAAAGATTTAATATACTCAATCATTTCCTTCATTAAAACGGAGTGTCCATTTGCTATATCAATAGTAATAAAATTAGGAATATATCCTTTATCAACCATTAGATCTAATTCATTCATCGAATCATATCCGACTCCAACACTTATAGATTTAAGATCCCATGCGTTATCACACATGGTTTTCATGATTTGAAGATTATCTTCTCCAAAACGATGCATCACATAAAAATATCCATTATCAGATAGCCATTTAGCTATCTTCATATCTATTACACATGTCATATTAGATGGGATAACCGGAAGTTTAAATTTTCTCCCAAGAAAATTCACCGAAACATCGGCGTGTGATCTGCTTCTCAATTCACTGTATGTGGGAATTAAGCAGACATCTTTATAATGTAATTTTTTATCCATTTCTATGCTCCTTTATTTCCAATTCGTCCAATATTGTAGCCCAACAATCATCAAAGTCAACAACTGTCGATATATGAAAATGCCCATGATATGATCTTTTTGGTTTAGCTAATTTAAAGAGTTTATTATGTTCTAATCTTTCCTTTAAACATTCATCCCAAAGAGTTTCATCCTCAACACACCATCCAGACAGACCTTCCTTATCAAAAGGACCAATCCAAGTTGTTACTGAATGTGTAATTAAAACATCACATTCCACGATTTTGGATTCGTCAAATTTAAAGATTTCGTCAATCCAATAGTCAATGTTCTCTCTACGGTATCTACGATCTATAGATACAGCACCACCAACAAATAGAAACTTATCACCATTCAATTCCTTAACGGTGTAATCTTCTAAGAATTCCAGATTAGAGTATATTAATCTACCAGCACCTTTGAAAAAAGATGGATCATCGTGATTTCCACGTATTGTATAGAATTTAATATTACGCAATTTGAAAAACTCATTCAATATCCTTTGAGTTTCCAATTCAGTCTTATATGAAAAATTAAATCCGATACCGTAATCCCCGACACATATTAATGTACAATCACGAATATCCTGCTTGATAACATTGTCCTTTAGATTACCAAATTTTCCATGAATATCTCCGATAATATAAATCGGATCGTTAACTATTGTTTCTTGCATTATATAATATTTCTTTAATAATTGGTCTTGCCGCGCTGTTAGCCGTATGTATGTAATACTTCGGAATGGGAACTCTACGAACTTTACACGCTTCGACCAAATACTGAGCGCAGTGTGCTCCGGTTTTAATATCAAATTCTTGCCACCCAATCATTTGAAACTGTTTTGCTAACGCTTCATCGGTTGGGTTGGTCTGTAATTCATATCCCACATCCCACAAATCATTATCAAAACTAACAACATCGGGAATTCCGTTCTTTTGAATGTATTCCACAAATTCATCATATGATCTAACAATATCCCACTTTATTTCGGGTATTCCAGAAGCTTCATATAATGATTGATTTTTATCCCATAGAAATGCATTTCTCGGAACGCGCACATCATCTAGGAATAAGAACTTCTTGTCCTTTCCCTTGTTTTTGTTATCCCATAATGCTGAATTCCAATAGTTACTATAATTGGTAACTCTGGATTTACTTCCCTTTCCTGTCCATTCACTCATATTAACTTTTATTTATATATTGCGCGGCAACGATAGCCATTATTACTATTCCAACGAACAGTCCAATCATTATACATGCGATTACACCCATGTCAAGTCTATTTGAAAATCATTTTCTTTATCTACAATTATTTCATCTTCCTTTAAAACTGATATTGCTTGTTGAAATCCTCTATGGTTTTCCCAAAATAATTTATACTTATATTCCATGTAAGGACTGCTCATCAATACAAATATTGCACCTATTTCTTCAAGACCCAACTTGTATAATTCTATTGGTAATGTTATTTCTCTTTTCATTTGTTGTGGAATTTCCATACTGCATCTTTACCCCTACCATATTTGATAATTTTCATATCCATTTCAAGTTCGGATAATAGTAATTTTGCGGTTTGTTCTTGTATATTCAAAGTCTCCATAACTCTGCTGAGTGTAATTAAAGGAGGCTCATCCATATTTAAAATAGTATCTTTTCTAATCTCTTTTACGGGAGTCTTTTTACTATTCTCTTCTTTTTCTGATTCACTTTCAGTATATTCTCCCATAAATTCATATCCAGCTTGACCAAATCTTGCACCATAAGACATAGTGGGTCCAAATCTATTTTTATAAACATCAAATATACGAAAATCTTTATCATCCACATCCTTTGATATTTTCATATTAACGTCAACGGCATAAGGAAGCGTTGTACCGCCACGAATTTCACCACTTGTGGTTTCTTGCACAATAAACATGAGAGCGCACTCATGAACTTTGGCCTGTTTTACTAGATTATCGATAAAATATTTGACTCGCTCTCTTGAATTCAATTCCTTTACAGTAGTCAAGGTTTGGAAAGAATCAATAACCATAAAATCCTTGTTTGGCATTATATCCAACAATTCATCAACATCGGTTATTGTTCCAATTTCTAAATTTTGAACACCAAGTCTCTTAGAAGTATAAGCAAGCTGACGAATATCTTCTTCACCAGAGGAATACGCCACATTGTAACCAATATTGGTTAATAGTTCTGACAGGGTAAGAGCAAACACACTCTTACCCACACCGGGAAGTGCCTTCAATGTAATTGTTGATCCGGGTAATATACCCGAACCGAATATTGCATCAATATAATCATTTCCTGTCAACAACCTATTAAAGAAAATATCCGGTATTACTATATCGGATATTTTCGTAAATGGTGTTTGTTCTAAATTTAAGTACATATCTGTATTTTAGTCCGGTTTTAATTTCCAATAAAATTCAAGAGTTGATTTGTTAGATTTCCAACTCCAAGGATTATCCTGACATTTCAATATATAAATGTCTTTCAATATATCGGCATATATTAATTTAGCCTCGTTTTCTCCATCTTCATGAATATAGGTCGCCTCCATTATTATGGGTAATTTATCAAATATGTGTATCATTTTGTATTTTGGTTTTAATTACTTCATTTCATTAAAGGTCTTGCCATACTTTTCGAGGTATTCTGCAAATGTATCTTGTTTAACTTCATTAAAGATAAAATCAAAAAGCCATGTTTCTCCCTCCTCAGTCAGTCCCAATTCCTTATTTAGATTCTCAAGGTAATGCTCCTGAATATTTGAAAGTTCTTTAATGAATTGTTTCACACGGTA